CCCTCAGATCGGTTCCTGAAGACCGACCTTATCAGCCCGCGCACCAAGCCGGACAGCAAGGGGACACTGTTCCTTGAAAGCAAGAAAGATATGAAGTCCCGCGGGCTGGCGTCGCCTGACGCAGCGGACGCCATAGCGGTCACGTTTGCTTTTCCTGTAGCTTCTAGAGACCCACGTCAAGGACGCGTTGACAGACGCGCCTCAAGCGGGTATTCTCCCGCTGGATATTCTACATCTTGGATGGGCAGCTAGTGGCAGACAAGAAAAAATCAGTTTCGTTGTCCGTTGGCAGAGGCGAGAAGTTGCCTGTGTCAAAGGGTGCGGGCCTGACTGCCGCTGGTAGGGCGAAATATAACGCTGCAACAGGCAGCAAATTAAAGGCGCCAGCACCCAATCCGAAGACAAAAGCTGACGCAGGACGCAAAGCGTCGTTCTGCGCCCGCATGGGGGCTGTTGCAGCCAAGGCAAAAAACGGCGAACGCGCCAAAGCTAGTTTAAAAAGGTGGAAATGCCCATGAAAAAGGGTCTATATGCCAACATTCACGCCAAGAAAGAGCGCATAGCCGCTGGATCAGGCGAGAAAATGCGTAAACCGGGGGCTAAGGGCGCCCCTACAGCCAAGGCGTTTAAAGACAGCGCCAAAACCGCCAAGAAGGGTAAGTAATATGCCAGCCGATAAATATGGTAAAAGCCTCTACAAAGCAGGCACCGTCAAGATGGAAAAGGCTGCAGCGGCTAACCGTGACCCAGCCCGCAAGGCAGCAGCCATGAAGATCATGGCACGCGAAGGCACGACAAGCGCAGCCGGCGGTCGCGCACCGGTTAAGATGCCAGCTAAAACGCCAGCACCCAAGCCAGTGCAAGTCATCCGCACGACCGTGTCGATGAAGCCAACGCCAACAAAGAAGAAATAATCATGCCTAAAAAAGATGATATGGGCCACATGAAGGCGCTTTTAGGGCTTGGGGCAAGCGCAAATCCCGGGGTTCATCGTGATCCCGGCTTTAGTAGACCTGCTGGCCCTAACCGCGACCCCGGTTTCACAAGGCCTGCCGGCCCTAACCGTGATCCCGGCTTTACTAGGTCAGTTAAATCGCTTACCTCAATGACAAAGAAGAAATAATCATGCCTCTGGTAAAGTCGCCCAGCAAAGCCGCGTTCCGCAAGAACATCAAGGCTGAGGTAAACGCCGGAAAACCTGTCAAACAGGCGGTCGCAATCGCGTACAGCGTAAAGCGTGAAGCCGCTAAAAAAGGTAAAAAGTAACCGCAATGGCTGATCCGACAGGTATTAACAAAGTAGGCGACGTAGCTGACATCGGTAGCGATCCAGCGAACACCCGTGGCGACCCTGATGTAATGGCAACCATGCGCCATCGTATGCAGATGGGTATGGCTGCGCTGTCGGACAGCCGTGAAGACGAACTAGACGACCTTCGGTTCATGGCCGGCAGCCCTGACAACCAGTGGCAGTGGCCTGCTGACGTGTTGGCGACCCGCGGTGCGGTGCAAGGCCAGACAATTAACGCACGTCCCTGCTTGACAATTAACAAATTGCCGCAGCACGTCCGTCAGGTGACGAACGAACAACGTCAAAACCGGCCTGCCGGTAAGGTAATTCCTGTTGATGACGACGCTGACATTGAAGTGGCAGCGATTTTCGACGGCGTTGTGCGGCATATCGAGTATATGTCCGACGCTGATGTTGCCTACGACACAGCCTGCGACAACCAAGTCACCTACGGCGAAGGTTACATCCGTCTCATTACGGAATACTGCAACGAAGAGACTTTCGACCAAGACGTTCGCATTATGCGCGTCCGCAACTCGTTTAGCGTCTACATGGACCCAACAATCCAAGACCCTTGCGGTTCCGACGCTGAATGGTGCTTTGTTACGCAGGATATGACCAAAGAAGAGTATGAGCGCGAGTTTCCAGACGCGTCGCCCATCTCATCGATCATGTCCACAGCCGTCGGCGATGAAAGCCTGTCGGCATGGCTGGATGAAGATACTGTACGCATTGCGGAGTATTTTTACTACAAGCGCAAGCGCGAGACGCTGAATCTGTACCCAGATAACGTCACGGCGTTCAAAGATACGCCGATGGATAAGCAACTGCGCGCCATGTACGGCAAGCCTGTCCGCACACGCGAAGTAGACCGCAAAAAAGTCATGTGGATGAAGACCAATGGCTATGACGTGCTGGATGAACGCGAGTGGCCGGGCAAATACATCCCTGTCGTGCGCGTCGTAGGTAACGAATTTGAAGTGCAAGGTCAGATTTACGTGTCCGGTCTGGTGCGGAACGCCAAAGACGCACAGCGCATGTACAACTACTGGACCAGTCAAGAAGCAGAAATGTTGGCGCTGGCACCAAAAGCGCCCTTTATCGCCTATGGTGGTCAGTTCGAGGGCTATGAGAACCAGTGGAAGACTGCCAACACGACCAACTGGCCTTATTTGGAAGTCAATCCAGACGTTACAGACGGCGCTGGGAACGTATTACCGCTTCCACAGCGTGCAGCACCCCCGCTGCCCCAAACAGGCCTGATACAGGCTAAAATGGGCGCTGGTGAGGACATCAAGTCTACCACCGGCCAGTATGACGCCTCACTGGGTCAACAAGGCAACGAACGGTCTGCAAAAGCCATCACCGCACGCGAAAAGCAAGGTGATGTCGGTACGTATCACTATGTCGATAACCTTGCCCGTGCAATCCGTCACATCACACGCCAACTTGTCGATATTATCCCTAAGATTTACGACACACAGCGCATTGCACGCATCATCGGCGTTGATGGCGAAGTCAGCATGGTCAAAATGGACCCAATGCAGGCAGAACCCGTCAAGGAAATCCGTGACCAAAATGGCGGCCTGATTGAGAAAATATACAACCCGTCAGTCGGCACATACGACGTTATGGTCACAACTGGCCCCGGCTACATGACCAAGCGTCAAGAAGCACTCGACGCCATGTCGATGATCCTGCAATCCAACCCGCAGCTTTGGACTGTGGCCGGCGATCTGTTCATCAAGAACATGGATTGGCCCGGAGCGCAGGAAATGGCGAAGCGGTTCAAGAAAATTCTTGACCCTAAAGTCTTGGCAGAAGGCGATCAGTCGCCTGAAGTCATGGCGGCCAAGCAGCAGATTGAGGCTCTGTCGCAAGAACTCAACCGCGTCTCTGACATCATGGAAAATATCCAAGACAGCGCGGAACAGCAGAAAATCTCCATCGACAGGTACAAGGCTGAAGTGCAGGCTTATGAAGCCGAAACCAAGCGTATTTCTGCGGTACAAAACAGCATGACACCTGAGCAAATTCAGGATATTGTCATGGGTACGATTGCAGGCGCACTGGATACAGGCGACTTGATCGGCGGTTCACCTGAGATGCGCGAAGTACCGCAGATGGACGAGCAGATGATGGAAGCCCCAGAAATGGGTGAGCAGCCTGAGATGCCGATGGAAATGCCAATGCAAGAACAAGCCCCTGAAGGAATGATGTAATGAGTTGCGCTGATTTTGTAGGTACATTGTTTCTCGCGCGTGACGTAGCACACTCGACGCATCTGAACACACGCAGCTACGCAAAGCACAAAGCGTTGCGGAAGTTTTACAGCGAAATCATTGATTTGGCGGACAAATACGCGGAAGCCTATCAGGGCAAATACGGCCTCATCGGCCCTATTTCGCTTATGTCGGCTAAGAAAACCAACAACATTGTCGAGTTTCTTGAAGGTCAAGTAGACGAACTGATGGAAATGCGGTATAAAGTCGTCGATAAGGATTGCACCCCAATCCAAAACATTATCGACGAAATTTTTGGGTTGTATTATTCAACCTTATACAAACTCAAATTTTTGGCATAGGGGCTAAATCATGGCTGCAACATATAAAAATTTAACTGCGACGGCACAAGTAAAAGTCGGCGCTGGTAAGCTGAAGAGCATTTTCGTATCTTCAGGAACCGCTCCGACGGTGGCTGTTTACGATAGCGCTACGGCATCCACCAGCGATCCGGTTATAATCGCAACTTTTACACCAGCCACCGCAGGGTTGTACAACTTGACCGGCGATGATGGCGGTGTGTATTTTAGCAAAGGTCTGTACGTCGTTGTTGGCGGCACAACACCTGTCGCGTCTGTTTTCTACGAGTAATATGGTAATTAACGTATTACTTCTAACATGTAAGGACGCATAATGCCGCAAGTATTTCTTTCCCCGTTTGCCGGCGCCGGCGCACAGTTTTTTGATAACAACGGCGTTATTCTGTCGGGTGGTAAGGTGTATACTTACGCCGCGGGGACAACCACGCCGCGAACATCTTACACTAGTTCGTCAGGTACTACGGCACACGCAAACCCTATTATTTTAGATAGCGCAGGGCGCGTACCGGGCGGCGAGATTTGGCTGGCTGTTGGTCTTATATATAAATTTGTTGTTGAGACATCCACAGGTGTTTTGCTTGGAACATACGACAATATATCAGGTATAAACTCAACCGTAGTTAATGCCGATATTGTAGTTTATGATCCACCATTCACAGGCGGCGTGGCTACAAACGTCGAAGCTAAACTAGCCCAAACAGTTTCAGTAAAAGATTTTGGCGCTACAGGCAACGGCACAACGGACGACACAGCGGCTATTCAAGCGGCGTTTAACTCTGGTGCGGTGGCAATTTATTTTCCTGCTGGCCGCTACATCGTAACCGCAGATTTAACGCGCTCTGGTAACACATATATCTATGGCGACACACTAACCAGTTCTATTCTGCAAATGAACGGGACGGCTAGTTTCATTTACACGGGAGGCACGGCGGGAAGCGAGTATGACACGAATCAACTTCAAATTGAACGGCTTGGTTTTGAGTGTCCAACCCTTACTGCAAAATCAGTAATAAATGCTGCATGGACTGATGGCGTCGGCGGAACATCCAAGACGTTCATTATGCGCGATTGTCAAATTACAGGCACTAATGCTGCTGGCGGATTTGGAAACGCAGTGTTGCTAACTAACGCCCGCAACATTGTTGTTGAAAGCGTTCGTATCTTAGGTGACCGCGATGGGACTCCGCTATCAACTAGTTTTGGGTTTAACATTATAGGAACGAACCCCACTGGCGCACCTGTCGAAATGTTTTTCAATAAGGTGCAAGTGTATTTTGTGGACACTGCATTCAAGATTGATGGTTGGATTGAGGGTGTGTTTTTTACCTCATGCACTATGATAGCGTGTCATACAGGTATTGACGCGGTTATTGGGCCAGCGGGGCCAAAGCCACTTATTAACGTCATTGGTTGCCACATAAACACGGACACGTTCGGTATTAGAACGGTTGGTTTTGTGCAGTCTAATTATTCGGACAATCTAATATATGCCCAAGACGTAGACGGCACATCGACAGGCTACACAGCAATCTCGCTAAACGCATCTGGCGCAACGCTGAATGTTCAAGTGGATAACAATAATTTCCAAGGTCTTTTTGCTGGCGTTACACAAAACGGTGTTGTTGTTGAAAACGGTCTTGGAAATGACTTTTGTATTATATCCAACAATATATTTAATGCGTTTGATGTTGCCGTCTGGTTTCAAGCTGGAACAACTGATGCTATTGTTGCTGACACTAACTATTTTGACTCTTGTGCAGTCAATGTTCTGAACCAAGGCGCTGCGTCTAACATTAACGGCGTTTTCGCCGTTGATGGCGCTGGCATTGGTCAGAAAGAATTTCCCGACAGACTTGTGCAAAAGTTTGGCTCATCGGCAATTACGCTCGACGCATCTGGAGACGGCACAATCACTTTGACACCAGCTTTCCGCACTGCTTTTGTAGGAGCAACGGTTTCTAGCGGAGATCCTTTAGTTACGGGCGGCGCTAGTACTTTTTCAGTACGACAAGCAAACTGCACAACAAGTTTGTTGGCTGTTTCAGTGCGACCAAACCCTGGAGCAGTGCCTGTCCGCGTTAACTGGTTTGCTTGCGGATATTGATATTAAGAAACTTGCAATAGGAAAATATAATGAACCAATTTGAACTTCTCTTAGCCTGCTACAATTCTGGACAAGTCAGCGAACGTCAATGGACTGAGCATTTGAAAGATGCTGATTTTGCTGAATGGCTGGGGAAGCGCGCAAATTAACTATTATTGCCAGACTGCATCAAATGATGTAGTCTAGCCATCAACCGTACTGATGCGGCTCATCAGGAACTCTTTAAGGGTTAAACATGGACGATAATGTCTTTACCGAAGCGGATGCCTCCGCGCCAGAACTCGAAGCCACGGCAGCAATCGAGCCTGTAGAAAACACGACGCCGGAAGAGCAGTCTGCTGAACAGGAAGCACCCAAGACCTTCTCCCAAGAAGACTTGGACGCCATCGTAGGCAAACGGCTCGCAAGAGAGCAGCGTAAATGGGAACGCGAACAGGCTCAAAGAGCAGAGGAAATGCAGGCACGGCAGCAGCCGATCCACGACATAACTCCTGAGCAATTTGAGACTTACGAGGATTACGCAGAGGTTTTGGCCGAACGTAAAGCCGAAGAACTGCTGGCACGCCGTGAAAAGGACAGCCAGCAACGTGCAATGCTAGAGTCTTATCACGAACGTGAAGAGGCGGCGCGGGATAAATATGACGACTTTGAACAAGTCGCCTATAACCCCAACCTTCCAATCACCGACGCGATGGCGATGGCAATACAAGCGTCCGACGTTGGCCCTGATGTGATTTATCACTTAGGTATCAACGCTAAAGATGCCCAGCGTATTTCGCGCCTAGACCCCATTTTGCAAGCTAGGGAAATTGGAATGATTGAGGCGCGGCTTTTAGCCGAACCTACATTCAAGAAAACATCCAACGCCCCGGCACCGATTGCACCTGTCACTGCCCGCACCTCTGGTGCGCCGACATTTGATACGACAGACCCGCGGGCCGTAAAGTCCATGAGTACGTCAGATTGGATCGAAGCAGAACGGCTACGGCAGATCAAGAAGTACGAGGCACAACGCAACCGATAATTTAGGATTATTTCCATGAGTAACTCGATTTTAACCATCGACATGATCACGCGCAAGGCGCTTGAGATTCTCGAAAACAACCTTGTTCTTACCCGTAACGTAAACCGTCAGTACGACGACAGCTTTGCTGTTGAAGGTGCCAAAATTGGTTCGACCCTGCGTATCCGCTTGCCGGACCGTGCGCTCGTAACTGATGGCGCAGCCCTTCAGGTACAGGACGACAACGAGCAGTTCACAACTCTGACCGTTGCCAACCAGAAGCACATCGGCGT